ATTCAGTTGATCTAATTTGTTTAGAAATAACACCATTTTCTACACGAATAAGTTCTACAAAGTTATCATCATCTGTTGCAGTTAAACCTTTTTTAGATAATGTAAGTAGAATTTTATAACGATTAGCACCAGGTGCCGCAAAGTTTGGAGAACCAGTAGCGTTATCAGTAAGGTTAGCATCTTCAGTAGATGATACTAGACTTTCTACTACTGTAAGACCAATTCTATAGGAAGGTGTATTTGTATATTTGTCAAGTATAAGTGTTTGGCTTAAAACATAAGCAAAGGTCCCATTGATATAATAAATCCCTGGCTGAATGGATACAGCCGAACCAAATCCTACACTACCCGATACGTTATTAATCTGTGCTGAACGAGGAGTTGATCCATTTGATAATACAACTTCGTTTTGAGCAAATACTTTTGTAGTTTTATCTGTACCAGATGATGTATATTTGACAAACAATGTAAGAGGATCAGAACCAGATACAGCTACAGTTCCAACTACTTTAGCAACAACTCCTGTTGTTTGCCCTGTAACTAATGTACCAAGAAACTCAGTCCGGTATAGTTCTACATCGGCTGAGTTAAATGTTGAAGCAACTTTAATGAATCCATACTCTTTATCTAAAGCAGATTGGCCTGGAATAACCATAGCACCATCTTCAAATGTGTGATTAGCAAATTGGCTAATTTGATTTTGAAGAGTAGATTGGAGTTGTGTTAACTCTCTTGCTTGAAGAGCCACTGAAGGCCGAAATAGAATGCGATAGTATTGCTCTTTCGCATTCGTTTCGAAGTCATCATAGTAGGGGGATACATTAAAATCAATTGTCATTATTTTTTTACCTTAAAACTCTAGTACAAGTTTAATATCTTCAATCTGTGAATTAGCTCGAGCAACTGCACTTCTGTTTTCGATATAAAGAACTTCCCCAGAAAACTTTTCAACTTCAGGGTTACCAAGTGAAGATATGTTAGCTGTTACCGCTCCAGCATTTGAAATAGCTTCTGAACCCTGGAAAGTTCCATAACCGGTAGTAGCATCTTGGTGATATCGAATAGTACTTGTTCCTACGTCTATAGAAGTTATATAGGCCTGAGCTCCAGAGGTTCCGCCAGTAATAATTTCATCTGGTGCAAAAGCTCCACCTGCAAGAGATCCATATACTAGATTTCGAGTAGCTTGTAACGTAGAGGCTGTGGCATTAACAGTTGTTCCAAAATTAAATGGGTTACGAATAAGACCTAATTGACGGAAGTCATTATCAATTGGAAAGTCTCCAGCTCCTTCAGCAGAATCTAAGTTAACGTTACACATAATAAAGAAAGCACCAAGTTCATCAGCCATATTTGCACCATGACCGCCAGGAGGTGAAATAATAGCTCTTGCAGTGCATCCTGTACCGCCGCCACCTGTAATAGTAATTAAAGCTTCATCATATGCTGTACCGATATTACTCATTGTAATGGATGTAACTACTCCACCTACGACCGTGGCTGCAGCTGTGGCACTTGATCCATTACCGGTAATCGTTACTGTCGGCGTTGAAGTATAACCTGAACCACCGTTTGTAACTACAATTCTATGAATTGATCCATTTTGAGCATTAGTTTGTACATCAAACTGAAGTGATCCATCATTCGATGTAAGAACATTTACTGGAATAAATGAGTTAGTTAAGAACTTTGTGGCTTGTGTACCCGAAAGAGTAGCCATAAATTTCCAAACATAACCATCAGACTCTACAGCGTTAGCAGCATTTGTGGTTTGTCCAGTTGGTTTAACAACCGAAGCACCAGTACCAGCTTCCAAACATTTATAAACATTCAGTTCGTCTGTAATTACATAATACTGTGATGTACTTAACGTAGATAACTGATCATCATAGGCTACATAAGTAGTACCTGAAAGCCAGTTATAACGAGTGATACAATGGGAAACATCAGACTGAGCTACTTTTTTAAGTGCAATCATATTCTGATGTACGTTATTTTTATCAAATACTGTATCAACCGGAGTGGCGATTGCAGTATCTGAACTAGGCCAGTTATGCGAGCGACCGATGTAGAGATAAGTACTATCAGTACCTACGTCATCGCGAAAAGCCCCCGCGTTATTGACCCTAATTTGTTTTGATACGATGGCCGTCATTTTATAACCTTACCTCATTTAATTTAGTTAAAACTATTTATACACGTTATGTGATGTTAATCACTGATTCAAACGATATATTTAATTTAGTACCTGCTGCAGCATCAGCAATTGTAAAATCTGCATAATTACTTATAGGACCAATGTCTGGCAGGAATTTATACTTTTCAACATGCAAAAAGTTTGGACCTATTGCATATTGATTAATTGGTTGAAGAACGAACGTAAGTTCGATATCTAGGGCAACACCACCAACCACTGGTATTGCAACATCTACGACTACTGGATCAGCAAAGACCGGAATACCAGTATCTTGCGTACTAAAGTCTGCTACGCCTTTTGCTTTTACTATACTTCCTGATACTCCGACAGCTTCAGAGAAGATAGTTACCTCACCAAAGAAAGCAAATCCGGCTGGATGCAATAGTTTCTTAACTACATCTTTCCAGTTATCAATTGTTTGTCCAGTCTTAATAACATAAGAAAACGACTGGTAATATCTTGAGTCTTGAATAAACTTTTTGACAGATAATTTACCATCATCATTTTTCCAACGGCCGTTTGTTGGATCCCATTTAGCATCCGAAGGCTTAAGAATATCTACTCTTGGAAAAAAGAGTTCAATGTCATCATTAAAGATAAGTCTAAACAAAGCTTTAAATGAAGGTTCAGCACCTTTTGAAAGGTATATATCTGTAATGTTCTTATATAATTTAGACTTATCTGCAACAACAGTTTCTGGAATTGGAACAGCTAACTCTCTTTGTAACATTTCTAGAAATTCAGTACCAACTGTATCTAAATTACGATGTGCAGGCAAAGATTTTAAGAATGCACCTGGCTGGTCTGGCTGATCTAAAAAATCATAATACGCTTCCATAAACTTCATAAGTTCTGGTTTTTCGAGCTGAATATGCTCTGGTACTATGGTTGTTACTTTATGTGACATTAGCTATTATTCGCTGTTGTTGTGTAACCGATACCTGCAATAACCGAACCTGTAGCAATTTCATCAACTTGTGGAGTAACCACTGTTTGTAGAAGATCAATTTGAAGTAACTGATTCCTTCTTGGTGCTAGGTCATTTGAGCTTGGTGTACCTGTTACTGTTATATATGGATTAGATCCAACCAACCCACCGTCAGGGTTAAAGTTAGTAAGTTCTACAGTACCGGTTTTAATATTAACTGTACCAGCATCTACTGTAGTAATAATTTTTTGGTTATTTGAAATTCTGTATAACTGAACTTTTCTAATATTTGGATCAGTTGTTGGGACATCTTGCATCTTATGATTAAAGCCATTCATAATAAATTCGCTTGAATCGATTACTGATGCTCCAGCAGCAATATTAGATGAGAATGGAGATGAAAATTCAAGAGTATATTTTTGTGGATAACCAACATTTGGTGTTAAACGTTTCTGTACAAATACTCGTTGAATTGTATTTAGAATAGAAGGATTAGTAGCATCAATCAGAGTAGTTACTTGTGATGCTCTAAATACACCATCAAACTTTTTCAGATTAGTATTATTGTAATTTGTAATTGTAGCAATAACCTGATCTTTTAACTCACCAGCTGTTAGTGATG